TACTTTTACAATTGGCTGAAAAAGAGTAACGTTTCCTTTTAATTTGCGATAATTTTCAATCAATGATTGAAAAGTAAATGTGATGTACCCGAGATAGATCGAGTACAAGAATGCGAAGCCTGCCTTTTCAGGCAAGAGTACGGACATCGGGATGAGGATCATCAGCAAGAGGACCCCTAAAATTTTACGAAGGAGTCCATTGATACCGATTTTACTCTTGTACTCAATATCAGGATTCGTAATAGCAGCAATCGTTCCAGTCAAGAAATCAATGATTTCCATTGAAACGATCAAGGTCAGAGCGTATAAGATAAGGCCATCTTCAGTCTGAACGACACTTCTTAAAAAATTGAAAAATTCGATTTGCATATACACCTCATCAATCGTATTCCAAAAGTGGACGCATCTTATCTAAAATAATCGGGTACATTCTCTTATTGCCCTCTGCAGTTGGGTGCAGACCGTCTCCCATAAATTTTGTACGGACGATTTCTAAGACTGGATTAAGACCAGAATCATTATGCAAGTCAACGCACGGAACAGCATACAAATCTGACACCTCTTTGACTGCTCGAACATAGTCTTGTAACAAGTTTCCTTTGTTATTTGGTGTTGTCTGAGCATTCACCCAAGTCGTACCACCACCTCTAAAATAGCGTTTCAAAGGTGTCGTAGTCATTACTTTTGCATTTGGACGATTGATTGCCAACCACTCTAAAATGTACTTGTAAGCACCGTAAAACGTTTCTTTACCTGTATCGTCAATGGTACCGAGTGTAGCATTGTTCCCCCAATCGTTCGTGCCACCAAAAATGGTAACAATATCAGTGTCTATTGGAATAGTTTCAAGTCGATTGACAAATGGTTTGAGAGTATCTGTCACATAGCTAGATGTACATACTGATGTTCCACCAATTCCAAGATTGATAATAGTTGTTTCAATACCATTATTTTTAGCCCACTGATCAATATAACGATGCCATTGCCACCCATTAGCATTCACTCCCTCAGTTATAGAGTCCCCAAGACAAGCGATCTTTTTAGTCTTAGTAGCTATCGAAAAACTATTAAGAAATACACGGCCAGTAGTATTATCATAATACCCAAGCAAAACATTGTTGGTATTAACCACATCACCTGACACAATTCTTCTTTGAGCTTTGTCCCAAACTATAAAACCTGCGGAGTTATTTAAGGTTATCTCATTTGCATCAATCCAGTTATCCTGCTTTCCGACTTTAACATTGACTCTTGGATATTTTAGTTTCTTAGTAGTTCTATCATAGACAATATTTCCTTGTGGTACATAGATAATATTATCTGAGTATGTCGCCACTTCATCAGGGTTTACTGGTGTGGTATTATCTATTGTGAAATACCCATTAAATGTAATCTGAGGTCTTGCATGTTGAGGATTAAACACTGCACCAACAATAATATCAGTGGCCGCTGGATTGAAGATCGTTTTCATTTTTTTAGTTATAGTATCAATGACAACCCAAGAAGATGATGTCGGATAGGCGACAACCTCTTTAGTAATTGCATTTACTTTACCTTGCAAGAGATAGGTGTTGTTACCAGTGATTTCAATGGTCTTGTTAGTGTTGTTGAAATTTATTGGCTTATCGCCTGCAACAAAAGCAAAGGTATCATAAGGACTTACTGTGCTTGACTGATATAGTCCCCCCTCTTGCCAAGCATTACCATTCCAATAAAACCATTTTTTAGTGTCACTTGTAACAAAAACACCTGTATCACCAGTCGGTTTCGCCTGTTGCAAAGCAGACAGATTAGCATAAGTACCTCTTGGAGATCCGTCTAGAATATTAGCAATCATTGTTTTCACCTCCCCTCCATCCGCTTTACCCGTCAATAAAGCATCTATATTCTCTAAACGATTATTTAAGGCGTTAAAAGCACCCCTAGCTCTTGCAACTTCCATGTTGTTATCATTGCTATTTGCTTGAGCGTCGTGATACACGCGCTCTAAGCCAACCCTAAGAGCATACCTCACATCTTTACCATATTTCTTTTGAGTAATTGCATCAAGAGCCTCATCAATGGTATAGAGTTTATTGTAATCCATGTGTGTATCATCTTGATAAAACCTTGTATCACCTCTTGCCTCGATGTTATTAGTCATTCGGTACCTCCTTTTAATTCTTTAAGTTTTGTCTGTATTTCATAAATCTTGGTTTCATACAGTTCTTTCTTGCTTTGAACTACTTTTACTTGAGTTGTCAAAGTCGCAATCAAGTCAGCATCCTTTTTATCATCCAGTTTCTTAATCTCACTATTAAGCGTCGCTATCTCTTGAGCTATACTTTCTAACTGTACTTGGTATTGTGACAGTTCACTTTCCAGCAATGCAATATTATTTGCTTTAGTTGTTTGTTCCTCAAGTTGTCTTTGTTTGGCTGCATTATCTGCTGCAGCCTTCTCCATTGACTTTTGAGCCTCCTGTTGTTGTAGTTGAAACATTGATAAACTCTGATTACTCGAGCCAATGGTAAGAGATACTGATTGAGGTTTAGTAATATTTATTGTTTTCTCAATGATTTGTAACTCCTCAACACCAGACATAGGGGCATTGATGATTTGATGGGTATTACCTACTTTAAACTTGACATAGTTCGCATCAATTAAGCATCGCTCCACAACCTCGACTTTCCAGCTAGCTAGGATTGATTTGAGATTATCTATGTACTGCTGTCCGCGTTTCTTTAAAATATCTGGGCTGTAAATATCTGACCATGTAACTGATTTGGTGATTAAGCCAAATTGCTTAATCAACTCTTCGTTCTCTAGCCAATATTTACCACCATTGACAGATTTGATAGTAACCTGTTCACGTATAATATCTGCGCTAGATGTTTCCGATGTCGTACCATTATTCAAATCTGCTCCTACTGGAACAATCCTAGTCAATAGACCATCAAAAGACAAATCTCTGGTAGCTGTCTTAATATTTGCGCCTAGCATAATTGGTGAGCCATCGATTTTATCGCCAATTTGCTTTAAGTAGTCAATGTACATACCATCCGTTTCATGCCTTAACACCAAATATCCGTTTGTTTTTCCAATCAATTTATCCTTGATCGTATCCCAGCTGGTATCATAGCCAGTATACCTAAATGGCGTATCAGATGGCGCTGGTACATTGACCACACCAATCTTAAAGCGCTTGTGCAGCTCAACCTGAGAATTATGGCGGTTAATAATACGAGTTAGATAGTCCTCAAGTCCCCTGTTTGGCACTTTTTCAAAATCCTGGCAACTGTCATGTAAGTATGCTAGCATGTCCTCGCAAATGATTTCTTGAGCAAATCCATCAGATGCCATAGACATCGACACTGATAAGACCCTGCCATAAAATTCTACCTCGCCATCAAATAAATTCACAATCTTTACAATTCCCTTGATAGGCTTTATTTTTTTGTATAGATTGTGATTCATCCCAATAACTAGACGACACTCATTGATACCATTTACAATTTGCTTGATACTACCTGAGCTTAACCTATATTCTTTATGGGAAACTGTCGGCTCATGCAATACTTTTTGCTTACTAGTATCACCAATATCTTCTGCCTTATCCCAGTATAAGGCAAGATAACCGGGATTTTTTACTGTATTCACACTCATTATCCCAACACCTCCCTAGAAAACCGGAAAGAAACGTCTGCATTACCTGTGATTGTGAACAATACAAGTTGTTTAGGCGGTATCTTTAACAGTACATTTTCTTGCTCCCCTTTACTAAATTGATAAGCCGATCCATTATGCTCAATAACGATATTAGAACTACTGATAACTTTTGGGATAATAGTTGTATCTCCAGGATTGTAGATTGGGACTACTTGCTTGTTTTTTATTGTCCATTTTGTCCAGTTAGCAACACCATACTCAAAACTAAAATCATCCCAAATATCATCAAATAAATCATCAAGAGCTATAAGAAATGGATAGCAGCTAAATTCAATAGTTGCTACTAGTGCCCTCTTTTGAGGATCATCCTGCACTTTGACACTCTTACACTTGCCGTACCAGTAAAATCCCTCATCGTGTGTATCAGTGAGTCTTGATTTACCAATACGCATGAGTGACGACTTGATTTCTCGTTCCGCTGTTTTTCTGTCAGCGTATTTTGTGTTTGGCAACTTAAATTCATAAGTTATAATGCGATTGTTGAAATATCGTTCACCGTTCATCATTGAAAAATCTAGCACGCCCTGAGAATAAAGGAGATTTTCCAGCACCTCCTTTTCCTCTGGTGAAGGGGCATCTCTACTTACTAGATACCACCCCTTAGATTTAGTATCAAAATCACCAAACTTAATGTATTCAATAATTTCTAAAATCATAACTGATGTCTCCTAATCATTGCTGTATTACTACCAATGGCCTCATCAAATATGTCTTTTGTTTCCCCAACCAAAGTTCCACTATCAAGCACAATCTTCTTACCTTTTTCTATAAGTGCCTCAAGGTCATAGACCTTATCTAAAAGATTTTCCAAAAGATTATTATTATGAACATGATAAGCATCCTTTTGAGATTTTTTGTCATCAGCGGTCACACGCATCGCTTGTTCTCTCATCACTTTCGCTGTCACAGAGTGAGAAATGTTAGTTTTACCGACGCCTAAAACATTTTCAGGTTTAAAACTAAAAGCATTGATCTTGCTATACATATCGGTCATCGCCTCATCAACTTTGACAGTAGATTGATCGATACCTTTAGCAACACCAGCACCGATCCACCAACCAACTTCATCTCTAAATAGATGTGATGGTGAGTTAATTTTAGCTTTTGCTTGTGCTGCTCTTTCTGCCTCTGCAACAAGTGCATTAGCTGCTGCCGTAACAGCTGGAAGAGCATTACGCATTCCTACAGCAAGTCCCTCACTCATATATTGACCTGCGGATATCATTCGACTACGACCATTATTAACGGTATTGACCACACTATTTATTGCTGACTGCATCAACGTAACCATTTTTTGACCAGATGACTGGATGTGCTGTGACATTTGAGCGCCACCCTGTTGTACCGCTTGTGACACCCTCATCATTCCGTTATTTGTTACAGATACAATCTGATTTAACGTTGATTGCATTGTGGTAGTCATTTGAGTACCAGCTGTTCTAATACTTGTGCTCATCTGCATTGAGCTATTAAGTACTGCGCTAGATGCATTGGTCATAGAACTAGTCACAACCATAGACAATTGCATCATGCTAGACTGGATCACAACCACCATCTGATTACCTGCAGTAGAAATCGATGCAGTAGCCCCAGACATGGCTACTTGAATAGACACACCTAGTGCTGTAACTTGACCTTGTGCAACACTTGAGTTGCTTGCTAGTAATCTCATAGCATTACCCGCAGCATTTGCTTGAGTATTAAAACCGGAAAGCCCAGCACCAGCCATCATCAATACTGGTGTCATGGCCATAATTTGGGAGTTAAACATAGCGATTGGGGCATTTATTGCCGCTAATCCTGCCACGCTACTTAAAATCTGTGCTGTGAAAATAGTAAAGCCAGATACTGCCATTGTCATAATAGATGGTAAAAGACCTAAAGTTGTTGACAACAATGTTATCTGAGTTGAAAAATTAGTGAGCCCTGTAACTGCCATCATAGATGATGTAGCAACTAAAGACATAGATGTCCCTATTGTTTGAAAAGAACTTGAAATTCCAGCAAATCCAGAGCCAAGATTTTTAATCGCTGCATTAAGTTTCTCAATGTCACCAGTAAATCCAACTAAGTTCCCTGCATAAGATGCTGCACCTAAACCTGTAACAGCTGCTGCTAGCGCTCCAACTCCTGCTGCAGCATTCATAATGCCACCTGCATTGCTAGCAATCTTAGCTAGTGAGTCACCTATTTTGGTGAACGAGTTCCCAACTGACTCAATTACACCTTTAATACCATCTAATACAGTTCTAATAGCCTCTCCAACACTCTTAAATACATTTGCTACACCCTCAAGAGCTGTCTTAATCGCTGTACCGAAACTCTCAACAACTCGTGCAGCACCATCAAGGGCTGTTTGCAACCCTTGACCGATACCTTGAGCCGCTGTGCTTATAGCTTGGCCTGTTGCTGTGATTGCTCCCTCTGCATTTGCAAAAGCATTTACTAGTATTGAGAGGCCGTATGCTGCAATAGCAATACCTGCACCAATTAAAGCAACTGATGCTCCAAATGCAAGTATCCCAACAGCGCTAGCTGTCAAAGCTGGCCCCAACAAGGCAAATATACCTGCTAATACAGCTATACCAACTCCAAGGCCAAGCATTGCCAATTGGGCACTTGTTCCGGCATTGCCTAGTTCTATTGCTGCTTGAACTAATATATAGATACCACCAGCAACTAAAGCCACACCTGCACCAACCATTAGCATTGCAGCCCCCATTGATAGCCATTGGGCAGGGCTGGCCATTGATGCCGCTTGACCAAAACCTTGGGCAACTGTTGAGATAGCTGTTGCCAGTCCTTGTAGTACTGTTGAAATACCTTGTGAAATAGATGTGATAAGAGAACCAAGCCCAGAAAAGACTTGCTCTATGATACCTTTAGATTGAGTCGCTGATGCTCCAGCACCATCAAATGCCTCCGTAGCATTCTTTTTGAATAGTTTGAACGGATTGAGTTTTCCAATGATATCAAAACCTTTGAATTTAGATAACAAAGTTCCCAATACTGGTAGTAACAGCGCAAAAATAGATGGATCTATTCCAGATAAGAACTCTCCAATTTTGCTAGCTATTTTACCAATTGCCTCAACAACTTCATTAACCTTATTCCTGAAATCTTCGCTAGTGGTATATGCTTGAATAAACCAACCGATTAAAGCACCAATACCTGCAATAGCAAGCCCCCAAGGATTGGATAAAGCTATTTTCAACAACCCAAAAGCAGTTTTTAGGCCAGTGATAGCCTTAGTTGCAATTGATACTGTCTTGAATGCTGCAACCATCCCAATCACTGCACTAGCAATTGCTTGAATAGTACCAGGGGGTAATGAGGAGATAAATTCAGCCCCTTTAGTAGCAGCATCTGCAAGAAACTTAACAACCTCACCTAAATTTTTAGCGATCTTATCAAAATTTTCTCCACTGCCAGCTAGAGATGAAAAAACATGACCTATTGCATCTTTCACTGCATTAAAAGCTCCAGCTACTGCTGTTATAGCTCCTGTGTCTTTGAAACTAGACAAAAAGCTACCAACTTTATCAAAGGTTTTCATGATATTGTTTACCATTTCCTCCGGCAACATCTTTTTCAACCCTGCCTCTATCTCTGGCTTTGCTGATGCTAAAAATGTTGAGATAGCTTTTGGCAAAGATTTGAAAGCATTGCCCACCATCGGTATAAAGTTTCTAAAGATAAATGTTGAGGCTGTTTTAGCAAGGTTCTCTAAAGGTTTGCTAATGTCTCCACCTGTTGTAAGGTTTCCTAAGAAATCCTTAAATGCAGCTTGCATAGATGCAAAAGATCCTGAAAATGTTTCGGCTGCCTCTTTAGCAGTAGTACCAGTAATCCCCAGTTTCTTTTGTACAACAGAAATTGCTTTAACCATGTTTGCAAAGGACAAGTCACCCTCATTCACGGTCATATTCAACTCCTCTTGCACATCTTTGTAACTAGCAGCATCTTTTATTAGTCGTTGCATCTCTGCTTTTGTTCCACCATAACCGAGTTTTAGGTTATCTAGCATTGCATAGTTACCACGTGCTAATGACTGGTAAGTTTGAGTAATGAGTTTCATATCAGAACCCATCTTGTTTGCGTTGTCTGACATATCTGTCATTGCTGTATTCACTAACTCAGCAGCCTTTGCTGTATCTCCTCCCAAAGAAGAAATCAAGCTGGCAGAAAATGATGTTACATTTTCCATGTACTCATTAGCTGATACTCCAGCTGTTCTAAAAGCCTCATTGGCATACTGTTTAACAGTACCAGCTGAGTCTTTAAAAAGTGTCTCAATACCACCGATAGATTGTTGTAATTTTGCCCCCTCATCAATTGCTGATGAAAATGCGCTTTTAACTCCTCCTGTGAGTGCACTAATTCCACTCATCAATGCGCCACTAACTAAATTTGCTCCTAAAACCAAAGATGCCCAAGATCACGATGATAAACCCTT